TGCAGGATACTCAAAACTTGAGCATATTTCCTGGCCTGCTTACGCACTTTGCCGCGCTGAGGCTTGCGATCGACCAACGATTTGGTCTCGATCACAAGGAAAAACTCATTCTCCTCAGCATACATGAGATCGCCCTTGCCGTAGTTATCGGCAATCACAGGGTATTCCTGTGCGGTCGGTTGACCGAGGAGCTCAACAACGCGCTCCTGAAGCGTATCTTCCTCAGTGGGGTTCATTGCCTTTTCAGGCTTACCCGACTGGGAATCAAGGACAATGTCGTACTTCTCACAGTACCAGTCCTTGCGCTCATCGTAGGTAGGAATGGGTCCCAAATAACCCTTAATTCCAGCGGCCTCAGCGACCTCCTCCAATTGAGCGACTTTATCGGAATAAACCTTCCGACCAAACTCAAAGTACTTAAGTGCAACATTGTTAATGGCTTCAGCGCTAGACTGTTCCATCGACAACACTTTCGACTTGAGGTGAGCGTGAAGCATCTTAGCGATACTCCCGTCCTCAATTACAGCTCGGTAAAGGTTAAACTCAGGATCCCACACAGCATAATGCTTGAGGAAAGAAGCGGTGCTCAAATGAATAAATGGAACACTCTCTGCCTCCTTCTCAGCCATGGTGTAGGTAATGCCAACTTCGGCAAACTCCTGGGCAATCCGGGTGTGGTTGTAGGCATCAAAGCCTTCTTTCACTGTCATGATGTTATCATCGCCGTACGTCATCAACGCAACCACATCGGCGAATCTCGGTGTCTTCCACCAGCCCTCATCTCTAGCGATCTTAAAGTAAACATAACGCATGTAAAGCGAGTTCACGATCGAGTTGATGATAACTGTCAGTGGATGTCCGCTCGGGTTAGACCCAAAAAACTGGACAAGAGTACCGAAGTAATCATAAGTGGGGTAAGAGATTTCGGAAGCGATGCCTCTCATAATAACAAGGTCATCAGCATCGTAATTTCCCGATTTCTCAGCGATGGCGATTAGCAACTTGAAAGCAGCGAGCATAAATTCTGGGCTCATTCTGCCGTCAAACTTTGCGTAATCTCCAGCGATCGCACGGTCCCAACCGTACTTACCGATGTGTTCGAACAAATCGGTCCACTCCGGCGACTGAACAACAGTTCCGACTGCACACTCCGTGAGGTTCTTATTCCTCTGGAAAAGTGCCGCAAGACTCAAAAAGTACTTGCGTGTCAGCATAATCATAGGCATATTGGCGGCAGCGAAAACGCGTGCCTTCTTCTTGGTGAGCTTGGTCGGCTCATCCTTCAAAGACGCCTTGAATGTCGTGTTAATCGACTCTCCGGAAAGCAAAACGCTCTCCAATCGTGCTACCTCCTCCAAAATGGAGGGATCAACGTCACGGGGGCACGAAACACCCTCAACAACGCGGTCGCTCTTTTCAACGACTTGTGTCTTAGGACCCTTAAAAGGAAAACCCATGGAGGTGCTAAAATTCATAGCATTAATTCCAAGGACTCCATCAAGTCCAGCCAAATTGGCATCATCAGACACTTTTCCAACCTGACGCAGTTCTTGCTCCGAAAGACCACTAATCACCTGATCGTGGTAGTCCTTATAGGAGCGTTGAACCAACTCTGGATCAAACTTGGTGGCGGTGTCAACCTTACCACTCATATCCAGAATCTTATGATCTTGCGATCCTAGCTCATGTGGTTTTCCATGCTGCTTCTCAATTCCCATAATATCTTTTACGAAAGGGGAGATAACAGCTGTAACCACAGCGGAACTAGGTGAAGACCTAGGCTGGTTGTGCTGGCCATGGATTCTCATCTTCGATCCAGCTGGCATAGCACGTGTGGGACACTTCTCATGGGGGGCAACCAAAGGCCCAACATCAACACCCATGATATTAGTGTCGTAAGGCGTAGCGGAATGGGAAAGCAAAATCCCAGGACGGGTGTCCAACTCCGCACAAGCCTCAAGCAACTGACTGCGTGTAACAAAAGCAGCCGCTGCA